AGCTATATGAAAAAACTTATAGCTATTTTACTTTTAAGCAATTATTTAGCATTTGGTCAATTGCAAATAACAATTGATAGCCTGTCGAAAAATACATCTTGTTTTAACGAAACAATTACGGTTTATGTACATGGAAATAATCCATTAAGTACCAGTAATTCAAATACAACACTAAACTTAAACTCTGAAACTAATTATGGGTATTTGGGAACTATATCAAGCTGCACATACAAACAATTATGTGATAGCGGATTTGTAAAATTTTATACATACTGGTATCACTTTACTGCAGATTCTATTGCAACAATTGGATTTAATACAATAAGTCAAAAACAATTCAAAGTCAACAACTGCCAAGCAGGCATAGAAAATTACAACTCAAAAGAAGACCTAATAAGCACAGAATACTATAACTTACTTGGACAGCCAATAAAACAACCCGAAGGTATAACAGTAGAGGTTAAAACCTATCGTAACGGACAAAAAGAGGTTAGGAAGATTGTAAACTAGGTCGTAATAGTATATTAAACACACCTAAATTGGCCTGATGTAGGGGGCGAAAAATAGGTTCGCAAAATAATATCCTCGGAGGACTAATAACCAATAAAAACCCTCTAAAATTTCCCGTTAATTCTATTGGTTGATTTAACCAATATTCGTATATTAAAAACTCCTGATTGTACATTATTTCTCAGTAGACTTCCGAGTAACTAAAAAATATAAAATAAGGAAAGCTATATAAAACTTCATTTGAAGTGAGTGTTATATAAATTACCAGTAGCATCCGTCTTTAACATCCGTATTCGCTTATTTAAGTTCTTATTTGTTTTAGAATAGAACAAAACACGAGGGGTTATATACCCGGCTCCATTTACTTTAGGAAGCCCTTTAGTAATTTTCAAATTATCATCATCAATTTTTAGCTTGCACATAAATCGGCGCTTGAATGTGCCGTTTACTTCTAACTCAGTATAAACTACTTTGTAGTGGTACCCAAAAAAAGGGCGTAGCGTAGCTGCTATAAATGCTTTTAATTCTTTCATTTTTTATCGTAATAAGATTTAAAAATTTGATTAGATAGTTTATTTATTGACATATCGCCTTTACGCAAATCACTAATAAATTTCTTTTTTACATCTCCATGTAAAAATAATTGAACCCTTAAAAACAAATCCTGTTCAGCTTTATCGAGCTTTTTATCAAACTTTTTTTGTAAAAACTCCTGTTGTTCTTGTGTGATTCTCCCCATATAAATAAAACCGCAAAGTACATTAAATAAAACCGCAAAGTACAAATTATTTGTATTAGTCCCTCTATTTTTGTACAGAATATATGTACAAAAACTTTTTACACATAAAAAATGTAAGTGAAGACGGTAAAACCGCCACTATGTTGTTGAATAAACGCATAGGTAATGCTTACGACGATATGGGTAATTGTACCGAGTACGGCATACAGGGAGATATATTCTCTAATGAGATGCTTTATTTACGTGCTGTTGAAAATGTACAAAACATTGAGGTAGAAATTAATTCTATTGGCGGTGATGTAACTAATGATGGTTATAACATCGTTTCTGCTATCATAAAACATAAAGCCAACACTATTGTAACAGGTTTAGCCGCTTCAATGGCTGGAATTTGTGCTATTGCCGGAGATAAACGCAGAATAATGGATTATGGCAGCATCATGTGTCATCCTGTTAGTGGTGGAGGTGGTGATGATAAAGTTAAATCCATTATAGAAGACAGTTTGAAGGGTTTGTTTATGGGTCGTAGCAGAATGAATGCTGACACGGTAAGCAATATTTTCTCTAAAGAAACTTGGTTTTCTAACTCTAAAAAAGCTGACTTCAATCTACAAAAAGCTATTGAAATGGGTATTGTAGATGAAATAGTTTCTACCGGTAAAAATTTAAAAGCATTGAATACCGCTACAAGAAGTGTAGCTGCACTATCAAACATTTATAATTCACTAAATACAAAAAACATGATAAAAGTAACCGCGGCTTTAAAGCTTACAAATGAGGCATCTGAAGATGCTATTGTGGGTGCAATTGAAGCTATTAAAATCGAAAACACAAATGCTGTAAAAGCCTTTAACGATTTGAAAATTGAACATGAGTCAGATAAGGTAAAGCTTGCTGATGCTTTGAAAAAAGTAACAGACATAGAAAATGCTGCTGAAGCTGAAAAAACAAAAACAGCAACAGAAGCTGTTGAAGCTGCATTAAAAGCAGGCAAGTTTAAAAGCGAAGAAAAAGCAGACATGCTTGTTTTAGCGAAAACAAATTTAACTGCCTTCAATAAATTGGTAGGTGCTGCTGCAAACATTAAAGAGGCGGTAAAAATTCCATTTGGTGGTGGTGTTGAAAATGCTGCCGAAGACCGTAGCACATGGGATGCCGTTACCTGGTCTAAAAAAGACCCGGAAGGCTTACGCGAAAAAATAAAAGAGAATCCTGATTTCTATAACACGTTACCTAAACCAAAATCAAAAAAATAAGAACATGAAAAAGTTATTTTCAATCATAGCAATTGTAGCCTTTGCATTTAATGTAAGCGCACAATCAAGTACACCAACTGTACAATGGCCCTTCGGCTCTGTTTCAACTTCAACATTAGCTGCAACAGGAAGCACCACTGTAACTATAAACAATAAATTAACCATTATAGATGGTGCAACTACTCAATTAACGGGTAATGCAACTATTGTTTTATCTGTTCCATCAACAATTAAAGCGGGGGCACAAATTTTTTTAAAGGTCGCCACAACCGGAACAACCACAGTGACATTTAGTACCGGAATTACTTGCCCAACACTAACAGGTGTAGCTGGTAAAACATTCTGTGTACTACTCTTATCTGATGGCACAAATTTTTTACCGACCGCAGCACCTTATCAAATTAACTAACAAAAAAGAAAAACAGAAAGATGAAAAAAGCAAAAGTCATAGGCAGTTTTGTTGCAAAAATAGCGACCAACTTCCTTTTAGCTATTATACTATTTGTAGCTGTATCGCAATTTAAAGAATTAAATGTATTAGCATGCGCCAGTACATTAACATTAGTAAGTGTTGTTTTTCAGTTAGCTGTATTTGCTTTAGGCGAAGCCACACAAAGCAAGTTCGCTTTTATGGCACTACAACAAGAGATTTGGGTGCCGTTCATTCAGGAGAACTTATTTCCTGATAATAAATTTATGGAAAAGGCGGAAGATCACTCCGAATATGTGGAGTATCTAACCGTTCATTTACCGCAAGCAGGTGCAAATCCGGGTGTGTTTAAAAACAATACCAATTTACCTATTGCAATTAGTAATCGTGTGGATAACGATTTTACCTATCAAATTAATAACTACAAATTAGAGCCCCGTTTAATTACGGATTTAGAGGAATTACAAGTTTCTTATCCTAAACGTGAAAGTGTAATGGCTAACTACTTTAAAGAAGCTGGTTATGCAATAGCTAATAACTGTTTATATTCATGGGCACCAGCGGGTGCAACTCGTATGGTAAGAACTTCGGGTTCTCCTGTATCAACTGCATTGGCACCATCAGCAACAGGCACACGTAATGCCATTACATTGGCTGATATCGCAGCATTAAAAGGAATTTTAGATAAAGATAATGTACCAATGGAAGGTCGTCAATTATTGATGACATCTGATCAGTACAACAATCAATTACTTGCTATAAACAACATTCAGGCGTTCTACGCTTACAATAGACCAACTTTAGCAGATGGTAAAGCACCTACTATATATGGTTTTGAAGTAATGATTAGACCAACTGTGTTAGTGTATGATAACACTGGTACTCCAATAGTTAAATCGGTAGGTGATGATGGTGTTCCAACAAACCCAGCAGCTACCGACAATTTAGCCATGATAGCTTGGCATCCAAAATTTGCCTCTAAAGCACAAGGAAGCATTAAAGTGTTTGCTCAACAAGATAGACCCGAATACTATGGTTCTATTTTCTCAGCAGAGGTTCAATTCGGTGCATCTCCTTTACGTTCAACAGGTATCGGATTCGCAGTATTAGTTCAACAATAATCTTTTAAGGGGTGGGCGTGTTAAAAGCGCTTGCCCTTTATAAAAATAAAAACCCTTAAAAACAATTTACAATGAAAGCAGAAGAAATTATTGCTGAAGCAAAAAAACACGCAGAGCAACATAAATTAAGAAAAGTTTTAGTAAAACGTGAAACAAAAGACACACCAGCAGAACATGAGATGCAGCCGGTTTCAAAAGTACACGTAACAACTCCTGGCTATGCTTGTTATCCTGATTTAGATAAACAAGGTATAATTAATTTAAACAAACATGCGATGGAAAAACGTCTTTCTGTTCATGAATTTGTTTTTGAAGTACCGGATGCTAAAAAATCAGACGAAGTAGCAACCGAAGAAAAAGTTTCTAAGAAGAAAAAATCAGACGAAGTAGCATAAACAGTTTAAAAAAATTATAGATGCCAGCACCTAATGTAACGGTAAACAGAACAAACGGCGGAATAGGAAGACAAGCCCCTGGGAGCGATTACTATTCGGGTTTACTGTTTTACTTAAAATCAACATCAACTTTACCGACTTCATTTGCCACCAATCAAATTCAATCTTTAAATTCTATACAGGATTTAATTGCTTTGGGTATTAATGGTAATTCAGCAGATGAAACAGCAGGTACCGGAACTTGGACTTGTACAACAGCCGGTGCATCAGGCGTTGATACAGTTGGTTTTACATTTACAGACCCAGCAAACGGAGGTGTAACAGTTTTAGGTACAGGCACAGCGGGTGCAAGCGTAACAGCTACTGCCGCATCAGTAGTAGCCGGCATAAATGCATTAACTTATTTAACCGGATGGAGTGCTGCAAATACAGCAGGTGTTGTAACATTTACTCCACCATCAGGTTATGGAGCTTCTTTTAACGGAATTAAACCTATTACACAAACTTTAAATACAGGTTCTACAATCGCAGCCACGTTCGCCAATTTTAGCGGTGGAGTAGGTTCAGAGCAAGATGTAATTTATTACCATGTGCGCGAAGCATTTAGGGTGCAAGGCATTTTAAACGGAAAACCACAGGGGCAAATTTGGGTAGGTATTTATTTAGAAACAGGAACTACGTATGCAAACTTTACGGAAGTTGCTACTATGCAATCCTTTACTCAGGGACAAATTAAACAGTTGGGTGTTTGGGCTACCGGTTCGGTTTTCGCTAACACACATGTTACTGCACTTAATGCACAAGCTGTTGCATTGGCGGCACAAAACCAACCATTGGCAATTATTTATCAAGGCGATTATCATGGGTTAGCTACAACGCCAACCGTAAACTTACGCACACTAAACAGTCAGTTTGTACAATGTACATATGGACAGGATGCCGGTAACGTAGGTAATCGTTTATGGTGGAATCTAGGTAAA